GTGTTAAAGCACCTTCAAAAAACCGACCCCCTTTGGCTAAATTGCAGTTTTGACATAATTGCCGCAAATTCCAGTCATCATCAGTGCCGTTCAATCGCTTCGGAATTATGTGATCGATGTGCATTCGACCATCAACCTGACCGCATAGCTGGCAGCATCCATCTCTTGCCAATATCCTCAATCGAATCTTGCGCCATCTAGACGTTGACCCACCAGCCCAAGCCCTACTCATCAGTAATAACCCTTCGCCTTATGGAACTCCCAAGCTTTACACATTGAACCATATCGCCCCTTGATGTAAAGGATAGTGGCATCGATCTGACGATAAGCATCTAGATTCCGGTAATGCTTTGATCGCATTTGCCCTAATCCATAATGACTTCCATTTATAGCTTGAGGATTCCACCTAGATTCTTTGTAGATGATCTTAGATAAGCAAATGAATTGATTGTAGTCAATGATCCTTGAATGGGCATATAGCTTTAGATAATCAGTTTTTGTTATAGCTTCCGCTGGTGTTGTGCCCACAATACATAGCGCACCCAATAGCACCAGACTACGCATGCGAGCTATCCGCCTCAGCGGCTCGCCAGCGAGTATGGAGCGTATCGAACGAGTCAAATAGGTTGCAAGCATGTGGATAACTTGAGCGCTGCTCTGGCGTGTTGTCCACAGGTTATCCACAGGCATCACAATTCCTTGACCAATGATTCATCCACAATCTTGATGCTAATTGCACCGCATCCACCGCATTGGGCGAACCACTCATGAAGCGTTAGCTCTGCTCCCTTAGTTAAGCCATGCAATTGCCGGGCATCGCCATGCAGCTTTGCGCAGATTGAGCAATCAAACTTTAATGTTCGCATCGCAGTTCCTTTTCAATATCTCCATTGGTTGCAAATTGATCTGGCTAACCCACCAGCCGCCAGATGATGACTCAAACCTTGGGCGTTTGGCAACGCCGACTGGTATCCAACCAGCCAAGTAATAAGTCGGTGATTCACCTACGACCAACACCGCCATATCAGTGTCTCGATCGTCATTGGTAATGATCAGATGACCGTTGCGGTGCGGTGTGCGCTTGACCTCGATGCCAACCCCATTCCATAAGACATCAGGCTCAGTCTTGAATGTGTTAACCGTAGGCGTAAAGTTTTCGATCCCGGCGTATCTTGCAACCGCAATCTCAGAACCCACTGCCTCTGAATGGATAACGACGGCATTGTGAAAATTGCCTTTGTTGCCAATGAACTTAGGATTTGAGCCAAATGTAGCTTCTCGGGCTAATCCGCAAGTGTGAGCTGTAATTTCATCAGTTCGATTTAATCGGATCATAATCATTTGCATTCCCTGCAAATCCAAATCATGTCCAGACCTTGAGCGCCATCGTATCGACCGAAATCAAGCGGCTTCCACTTTTGGCATTTGTCGCACCAGTTGATCTCGATTGGGTTTTGTTCTTTGATGATTGTGCCATCGATGGCATAGGTTGTTTTTTCGCCAGTGTTTATCTTGATGATCTCCATTTCGCCCATCGCTACACCTGCGGCTTCCACTGACCATCGGATGCCAAAACGTACCAGACTGGATGGCACTGGTTAGTCTTGACCTTTTCTGGGCATGAATAATTAGCCCAAGCGTTGCCAGTCTTTTGGCTGACGCCTTCACGCCAGATGCGTGAGCCATGCTGACATCGTGGAGCTGCGGCGGCTAACTGACCACCTAATTGCCCGGCGATCTGACCAATGCCATCGGCTGCGGTTGTAAAGCCATCCTCTGAAAATGGCTTGCTCCAAGGATCATCCTCAATCGGTGGCTCTGCATAAGATTGAACCTGTTGCATTGTCTCTTTTGTAGCCTTTTCAGTGCCGCCCATGATTAGCGCCATCACTCGCATCAAAGCTGATGTAACCGTATCCTCAACCATCCAGCGCCGCATTTTGTCGCTGTAAGCCGCTTGGAATCCATAGGCATAATCCACGCCAGCTGGCTCAAGCTCTAATTGATTTCGCCAGCCTTTTGCCTGAACTAGGACATATCCCTTGACCGCATCAAATTCGATGATCTGGGCATTGAGCCGTCCCTCTGGATATGTAGCAATCCATCGATCTGTTCGCTCTTTGTTGCCTTCATAGTTGTCCATAAACGCAGCCATTATCGTGACCGCCTACTTCCGGCAATCTTGCCGCGTACATAACCAACGCGATTGCCTTCTCTAAGTCCTACTGTGTAACCGACTACGAATCCCATGAAGACTCCTAGTAGTAACCAAGCTGCGATTTCTCCTATTGTGTACATATCTGCTCCCGATCAGGGAACTACTGCACTTCGCTCCCTGCGTAAAGAGTGAACCAGATGACTGACATCGTCAAGAATCCCGCGTATTTTTGGGCGTGTCGGTCGGTGTTTCGGGTCGCTTATCTTTTAATCCGTTTGATGCCAATACTCCACCAAGTGATCCAGTCAAGAAAATTGCCAAAGTCTTTAACAGATCAATGAATGCTGCATCATTAGGAGCTTGAGCCGAAACGGGTTGAGTCACGAAAATCAATGCATAAGTGATTCCAAGGGTTACGATCAGAAAAACAACTGAAAGAGTCATGCCAATAAACAGAATCAACCGGGCTTTGATGTCCTCTGGCGATAGACGTCTTTGATATCTAGGACGGCTTTGATTGTGGCTTAAATATGTCTCCCAGTAAGTCTTCCGTGCAGACGCCTTGCGTCTCGCACCTTGGTCGCTGACATTCATCCTTTTCCCAATTCTCAAATTCTTGACACGGGTAACGCGTATAACCCTGATAACCACAGGCAGACAGCGCCAAGAGTAGGCACACTCCTAGCACTGCCGCCCATAGTTTTCGAATCACTTCCCAGATAATCCGAACGCTACATCTTTAGGATTTAGCCACCTTAAAGCTACTGGCGCAACAGCTGCAATTCCGCCAAGCGCTAGTGTCTTTGGATCAGTAATCCCTGCCATGTACATAGCCAAAGCTGCCGCCATGAATGATCGAGCCCATGAAGCCGCTAATGCTTTGATATCTTTCATTTGGACTTTCCAATCTTCGCAATAGCCGCGTCGAGTTTCGATTTTGGAATTGCGACCTCGAAGTGCATTTCATCTTTTCGCCCCCGATAGTCCCCGCCCCAAGTCAATGAGTATTTTTTTGCCAGAGCTTGAATCATTGGCACTTTTTCAAGTGGGAATGTGCCAGCCTTACCAAGTGGATGTTTAGTGGCGTTCAAATCAATTGCTGTTCCGCTAGAGTGATTGCTCAAAGTATTAGTTGATCCTCGAACTTCGCGGTAGCAGTAGCCCCAATCATCGAGACCCCCTTCATCGATCGGCTCAATAAGCTCATGAAATTCAGCCGCAAAGCCGACCAGTAGGGGAGCAACGTCCTTGTTGCATGCCAGTTTGACCTTAGTTCCGGGAATTAAGAATGACTCAATACCAATATCAGCCCTGACTTTGGATGCTGTCCATCCGTTCTGACTCAATATGTTCATCCCAGTAGCAGTGCAGCTTCTTCGGCGCTTATACCTAGACGATCAAGTAATGCTGCCCGAGCTGTCTCTTTCGCTTCGGCTTCGGCTTCTTTTGCGGCGGAAATAGATTGCCGTTCTGTATAGTCAGCAAGTTCTGGCGCTGTCATTTCGCGATCAATGACTTCATCTGTTTCGATATCGTGAATTCTGATCATTGGATTTGGCATTAGTTCACCCCGTAAATTAAGACTGTTCCTGCTGAGAATGTCCCGGCAGAAGGTTCAATTCGAATTGCAGTAATGGCAGCGGTTCTTTCAATCAATCCACCAATGTTCATACTTGCTGGATTAGTGGAAACTTCGTAGCCGCCAGTAAATTGGAAAGTTTTCCGCTTTGTTGCGCTGGCGTAATCGTAGATATTCCAAACAAAACCATTGACAACGCTGCTGCCATCAACGTTGTTTGGTGTTTGCACGACATTATTTCTTTGTCCATCCACTGCGAAGGTGTTGTTATTGCCCGATGTTCCCGAATAGGCAGAATTTGTTCCCGCGGCTTGCGCCCAAAAATAGATTTGAGCTGCCGTGGATATGTTTGCCCCAGTAATAACAATTTGTAAATTTTTGTAACTTCCACTTATGCCAGAAATTGTCGTGCTCGCTCCTGACAAAGTTGTTGTAGATAGTAAAGTCAAACTGCCTGATGATGGCGTTGCCCAAGTTGGAACGCCGCCAGCTACGGTCAAAACTTGAGAAGTCGAACCAATTCCGAGTCGGGAGAATGTTCCCGATCCTGTTCCGTAGATTGTGTCTCCAGCGGTCGTGATCGCTGTTGCCATTGAATTCGTAATTGTGACCGTTCCTGATGTACCGCCGCCTGAAATGCCTACGCCAGCGGTTACGCCAGTGATATCACCTTGGTCATTTGCGATCCAAGTGAAATCCATATCGGTGTTAGATGTCTTGGACAATACTTGACCAGTTGTACCACCCAATAAATCAGCCATCGATGTTGCAACGGCTTGACCAAAGACTTCAAAATCGGCTGGTAAGTCCGTAACCAAATCCGTCGCCGTCGGCATTTGCCACGAAAATGGGGTTGTTGGATTGCTCATTTTTTCTCCTTATGCGACCTGCGTCGCGTTAGCCCAGTCTAGCGTCGGGATTACGGTTTGCCAGGTTTCGACAATCGGCACGTCGTTCCATCTCATTGCCTGCAATGAGTATGCCAATGGCGAAAGATTAAGGGTGACGCTGATCTCGTTGTATGCCGCCTGAAATGTCCAGCCTTCGACAAATCCTAAATATGTGCCAGATGACATGTTCAGCGGCAAATCCGCCAATGATACTGGCATCCCCATGAATACGTTAATTAAGGCATCTCGGTCGCTATCGTCAATTTCTGGATTAGTTAGCTGGTAAGTAATTGAGTTGAAGTTAAATTGTGGAAATGCCCGCAGTGCCAAATAAAAATCTGCCTGATCTTGGGCGTCGGCTGAATGCTTAACTGTCGTAGTAAAGATTTGCGCCAATTGCCCGTAGAGACCAACGGATTGTGAATCAAGTGCGCTGACCTCAGATGTTGAGTTTGTGCCGTATTTAAGGGTAATCGTGTTCCGAACGTCGCCAGCTCGCGCTTGGATACTTAAACCTGATCCCTGAGCTTGAT